AAATATCCTACACCTTGTAAACCTAACCCTCCCATCTGTAAAGCACTTGGAGATATTGCTCTAGTTATACCTGCAAAAGCTGATCCTACTTTTCCAAGAACACTTGGAGCTGTTCCTTTCCAAAAAGCTGTAGAACCTACTTTAGCTGCAGATGAAAAAGCTCCCATAGTTTTATATGAAAGGTATGCCCCTGCTGCTACAGTAGCTACCTTTGCTATAGTTTTAACTGCTTTACCCACTTATAAACTCCTTTTTACTAAATAATGTTCAATTCCATCTTGTGTTGTAATAATATATGGTAAAACTTCTGCTCCAAACATTCTATTAAAATGTACTTCTTTCTCTGTTTCTGAAAATCCATAAATTTCTTCTATACCTAATTGTTTAAGTAAAGGAAGAATAGTATCTTCAGTTAATTTTTTATATCTTTTATAAGTAGATACACTCCATTCTTTACAATCAATGTGCATAATCCAGACTTGTAAGTCTTTATCAAAGTGTACTCCTACAAAACCATTACCTGGTTCTTCATATAATTTAATCATTAAGCTAAAGAAGTCATTGTTACTGGAGTAGCCCAACCCAATAACTTCATATCTTTTCCATCTTCTGAATGTATATATAAACTTAAAGTTTTACCATAGCCTCTAAGTTTATTTTTAGTTACAATAACTCCATCACCATAATCAAATGGATCTGATGGACCTGAAGGTATATAGTTTCTTAATAGTTTATAAGCTTGGAACTCTGTTCCCCATCTACCACTATTAGCACTATCTGCCCAATTCCACTGTGCTTGGACTTTACATGATGATTCATTATTTAATGTTAAATCAGAACCAGTTTGTGTATATCCATTTTCAGTTTTTTTAAAATAAAATAATATATAAGGAGCTTGTTTACGTTTTATAACATCTCCATAATATTCATAACCTGTAATTAAATAACTAGTAAAATATTTACCAGTTCCATCTGAAGTTTTCCAATCTTTAAAGTCTGTATCTTTATATTTAGATACCGTAAATTTATTTCCTTTTAAAGTTAAATAACTAAATTGAGAATTACGATTAACTTCTAAAGTAGAATCTACAATTACTTGTTCATTACTACTATCTTCTACAGGATCTGTATCTACATAAATAGCTTCTTCTCTTGAAGTAATTGCATATCCTGGTATATGAACATAATCATGAATATAAGGACTATCTAAATCTAATATTGAAAAAGTATTAATATAAAAAGCTTGTAAAGTTAAATCATATATAAGTTCTTTATTATATCTATTAATAAAATTAGTAGTACTATAAGTATCTAAATCATTATATAACCAACGAACTCTATTTTCTTTTTCATCGTAATATCCTTTACAATGATCTTTAGCTAATTCAGGAATATTTAAATATAAAGTTTGAATTGTTTTTAAAGATACAGATTCTGCTCTAAAACGTCCTGAAGCACTATCAGGAGTTAAACTATAAATACCTGCTTTAGACCAATAAATAAAATTACCATTAACATTTACAATAGAGTTAGCATTTAATACTCCATTAGTAGATATTTTACTTATTTGAAAAGAAGTAGCTGTAAATCCTCCAGTATCTCCATAAACTTCCCAGACACCATTTTCACAAAATACTAATAAAGATGCTTGACCTGCAATAATTTTAACAATTCTAGTTATATCTGGTATTTGAATAGTACCACCATCTGATGCAATAATATCATTAATACCTGGATCTGTAGGATCTGCTTCTTGAAAACACTTACCTAAGTCTTCTTCAGACCTTACAACTTTACTAAAAAATATATAACCTGAATAATTAGGAGATCTATTATCTCCATCAGTGACTGAAGAGTCAATACCAGCATAAAAAAGTCTTTGAGCATAAGAAGCTATAGTAGATATAGAACCGTTTTCTTGATCTGTAGGTAATCCAGAAGTAACGTCAGATTCTGACATTCTAGAATTACCACGATTAAAAAGATCTATAACAAAAGATCCTCTTGGTACTCTATAACGAGACTGAGAATTTCTAGCTAAATTTGCAGGATCAAACTTTTCATAATTACCACTAGATGGATTAGTATTTTTACCTAATGACCAAGAATCAGAATTACTTGGATATACATTACCAAAAGCTGCTGAGTTTGCACAGAATTCAATAGCATCAGTATATGTACCTGAAGTAGTAACAATATTTTCATTCCAACCTTGATTACGAAGATTATACTTATGTTCATTACTTAATGAAGAAGGTCTTTCATCGTCATCTAAACCATCATCTACACCATAAAGATCTCTAATTTTAAGATCAATGCTATTTTGTGTTACTGTATCTGTAGATGAATTATAAGTTAATACTATAGGATCAGGAATATCTTTAGAAACTAATACAAATTTATTACTAATAACAGCTGTTTGTATATCTTCATTTGATAAAAGAGGTATAGTTATAGGATTTCCACTATTTAAAAGATTAGAACTAGGAACATCTTTTAATAAATCCATAAACCACAATTTATTTTTAATACGTACTACACCTGCAGTTTTAGTAGTATCTCCGCCAGGAGATTCCCATACATGAAAAGACTGTCTACCTTCTTGTATTTCATTTATAGAAAATCCTGAATCAACTAAAGTATATAACTCTTCAAAGTCAACTCCTAATCTTCTATACCTAGAACCATCTCTGTTAAGAACAAAGTTAGCCTCATCTACAGACGCAGACTCAGGAAAGGTTAATTCATTAGCCTCAGTAATTAATCCTTTAATAAAGGATCTAAAAGACTTTTCACTTTTAAGAGCCATCTATTCCTCTTCTTTAATGACAGATTTCTTTTTAGTTTCTTCTTTTGAATTTGATATATATCTAAGAACAGCTTCATCTACTAAAGATATAGATGTATATACTCCTGAAAGTTCTTCAGGTAGTTCACCACCACCTTCATACTTAAGAATATAATGAGCTGTGCCTGGTTGTATAAAGGCTTGAAGTTCCTTAGTACCTTTACCTTTATATGATCTTACTACTTTAGCGTTCATTTTAGTATCCTTGTTTTTTAGGTTTACCCATCTTTTTCATAGGTTTCTTTTTAGGTGTAGCTTTTTTCATAGGTTTCTTTTTCATGTCTTTCATTTTTTTCTTTCCTCCATATTGTTCTTTGTGAATAAAAGCTTTTGTATTGCTAGTTGTTTGCATTACTTTTTACCATGCCTTCCATAGTGTGGATAGTGAATACCATTTTTAAGTCTCCAAGCATCTTGAGACATTCTACGTTTTTGTGATGTAGATACTTGTTCTGCTTTAGCATTAGCCATTTGTTTTAAAGTAACAAAGGCAACTGACTTAGCTTCAGCAAGAAGATAACTAAACATTTGTACAGGTAAGTCAGGAGTAAATGTATCAGTAATACTAAAAGTTACAGATCGTTTACCATGACATTGTGTTTTACTACTAGTTAAAGTACTTTCTAAATTAGATTGATAAGAATCAAATACTATATATTCATCATCAAATGATGTAAAATATTCAGGAGCTTTATCAGTTACAACATTAATAGATATACCTGTATCATCAGATATTACTGTAACGTTTGATTTAGAACTGTCTCTTTTATCTACTAAATCCATAAAATCTTCTGGCATTAAATATTTAATTTTTGTAAATTTATCTTTAGTATCGGTAACAGTTCTATTATTATATTTAATATATTTAAGATCTATAATATTTTCAGGTAGTTTCATATGAGTAGGTCTACTAGTAGTGCCACTAGAATCTACTTGAAACAGTTCATATAAAAAATCATAGTCTCTACCATCTATAATATTATAGTAAGTAGTTTTAATTATATTAGCTACTTGTAATGACTCTACACTGTCGTTAATAGAATTAATTTCATCTGAGTCCATATCAGATAAAATATCTTGTGTCATTTCAAGTAGTGTCATTTTAGCCATAATTTATTCCTAGTCTAAGTAGAGAGCTACTAACCCTGCTTCAGTTGGAGTAATATTCTGTCCTGAAGAAGTACCATCTCCTCCTACATGGATAGATAATAATTGGTTAGCTGTTGCAGTTACAGTACCTGTAGATGATAATGTTAATTTGTCAGCACCATTAGTAGGTTTAGATACAGAGCTTGTTCTAGAGCTTGTTGTACCATCTAAAGCAAACTTAAAGTTATAGTCTGAGCCTTGAGCAATAGCTGTAGTTGTAAAATTAATCCAAAAAGTAATTAAATAATGTCCTGCTTGATTAAGAGTTATTGTGCCATTTCCTGGAGTAACTGTAAGAATGTCTTCGTTACCTGAAGCAGTCCATTCACCACTTGGATTAAGAATTGTATAAGCAGATGCACCTGCTAATGTATGAGCAGTTGTTCCACTTGAAATATAGATTTCAGCATGAGGTTTTGCCGGAGGATATTCCCATGTTCCTGAACCTGATCCATTAGAAATATACACTTTACCACTTGTAGCAGAGGCTATACCTTTTGGTTCATGTAAATCTGGATCTGTAATAACATTATGTTGTACTGTCATTTATAATTCCTAAAATAAAATAGGTGGGGACCGAAGTCCCCTACCTAATTAAGCTTTCGTATATTCTACGATAAGTCTACCTGCACCTGCAGTTAAGTCATCTACGTTAGGAGCAATAACAACTTCACCTGCTACTGCACCAATAGAAGCACCAACTAAAGCACCTGTGCCATCAACAACTGTACCAACGTCTGCTGCATCTTCAATAGCTGTGTCAACTAAGTTAACTGCTGTTAAAAGACCATCAGCATCAATAACGTTGCCGTCTTTGTCATTAAGACCTACTAATAAATCAGTAGTTCCTGAAGTAGAAGTCCATGGAGAATCTACAATAAATTTAGCAGAAAGAATTCTAGCATTAGCAGGAATAGAATATTCCAATGCAGAAGTACTTTCGCCTGGTAGATCGTCATATGTAAACTCCCACTCTACTGTTTTAACAGAAGTTTTAGTTCCATATTCACCACCATATTTTTTAGTAGTTTCTCTAGGACCATAGTGGTTTAGTACACCTAAACCTGCGTTATTTTCATAAGCCATTTATAGTCTCCTTAGAAGTTTGTTGGATGAGTTAAAATTACACCCAATGTGTCAACACGTTGAGCACCTAGACCAAAGCGTGAAGTTACTTGGAACTTGTCAGCTCTTTCTTCGTTGTCTCTCCAACCTTCTGTTTGAGGAGCACGTCTCCATGCATGCATAATTGGCTTACATGTATCGTCAGCCACACACATAAAGATGTTTGCTTTATCTCCAACAGCAGCAGTTTCAGAAGTTAAACCATATGATGATGCATTGATTGCTTCTGCTGCAGTTAATGTTGGTAAGAAGTTTGAAGTATAAACGTCCCAACCAAAAATGTTTCTTACGAATTTATGATCACGAGCAAAACCTTCTGTAACCATACCTTCAAACATTGGGTTGTTAGAAACGTTAACTAAGTTTTGTAAGCTATTTAATGTAGCTTCAACAACTGGATCAACTACAGCAATACGTCCACCTGCAGGTACGTTAGCTTTATCAAAAGCTAATTTCATTGAGATGAAGTCTTGTAATGTAATTGTTCTAGCGTTAGAAGCAGCAGAACCTACCCAACGGTGAGGTCTACCATTAACTAAGTTAAGGTTTGCACCTGTTTGAGCAGCATTAGCTACGCTTAAAAATTTAGTTTCGTGGTTTTCACCAAGAGCACGTGTAGATTCTTGAGCTCTCATCGCCATTAATGTGTCGATTTGAGAACCATCTTCACGTAGGTCATCAGTAACTTTCCATGCATCACCAACATAATCAGTAATAGAAAGATTGATAGTACCTGTATCAATAGGTGAAAAGTTTAAAGGTGTATCTTCAGCAGCATCTTGAATTGTTACTGAACCAACTGTCTTGATGTTTAAAGTTGTACCTGAACCGAAGTCAGAAACGTCTCTATACATACCTTCTGGTAACAGATAGTCATGTAAGTTTTCAAGGATAAACTGAGAATACTGTTGCGATTCAATAAACGCATTAGTATTTGTAGTATTTTGAGCCATTATAAGCCCTCCTTAAATTAAGATTGTTGTTTAACTTTCTCGCCTGCTGCTCTCCATGCATTAACTAAGTCACTAGTTTTAGCACCTTTAGGAACCCTTGCAGATAACTCTGGTTGAGTTTTATTCTGCGCTAAAGCTTCTGTATTTACAGATCCAGAGGATTTAGATACATTAGTTTTAACATTAGGTTCTAAGTCGGCTAATCTTAACACTAAGTTAGGAGATGTAGCTGCGAGCTCATTTAGTTTCTGTGGAGTAAGATTCAAATCTTTAGCTAAACTATTATAAACAGATTCTGCGTTGGATCCATATTTCTCAGAGAATTTAGAAGCTACCTGAGAAGCATTTGCTTGAGCAGTTTTTTTCTGTTCATTTTGTTTAAGAGTTTGATTAACTAACTCCATAATGTTATCTTGGTTCAGTCCAGTCTCTTGCGTGGTATTCGCTGCAGGCTGTACTCCAGACTTTATTTCATCAAGAAGTTCTTGTGTAGTTTTACGCTTAGATAACTCATCCTTTAACTCAGCTAACTCAGACTCTAAAGTCTGAATATGATTCTGAGCATGAGGTACAGATCTTAATGCTTCTTCTGCACTAGAATATTTCTTACCTTCACCTACCAAATCTTGAGCTTCTGTCGGAATCTCAAATGGTTTAGTTTGGGTATCTTGTTGTTGAGCCTCTTGGGTAGTTGGTTCAACGGTTTCTTGTACTGCTTGTTCTTCTGCCATTACTTTTCTCCTTGGTCAGGAATAAGATTATATAATTTTGAGAAGGCTTTTTGAAAGCCTAATTGATAAGCATGATACTCAGACCATGATGGTTTATCAAATGTAGACTCATCTATTGCCTTTCGTTGTGATAAACTTATTTGTTCTTGACAATAAGTTCTTATTATCTTAAAGGCTTCAGCCTTTGATAAGGCTTTGCCTTTTTCATCTTTCAAATTCATATAAATATTATACCATAAATTTAACGAATTGTCAATCTATTCAGGCATACTTTGTTCCATAGCCTGTAGATCTTGATCTAAAGATCTTTCTTCTACACTAGGTTGACCTGCTTGTGCTTGCAAATCTTGTTGAATCTGCATCTTAAGTTGCTCTTGCTCAGCACCTTCAAAGAGTGCAGCATTGTCTTTAATAAAGTCAAACTTCTCAAAGCCCATATATTCTTCAACCATGTTTGCAAGTTTCTTAGCAGATATATGTGGAGCAATATATTGTCCTATAGGACTATTAAATACACCTAACATATTCTGCATTAACTGTGCTCTCGCAGCATAATGTCTAGCACCAATAGGTCTAAGCTTACCACGAGCAGTTAAATCTTCTTTAGTTACTGATAAGAAATCAGCAACACCAAAGTCATCATCCATAACTTTAGCTAACTCAGGTAAGTCTAAGTTACGTTTAGCTGACTCTAACATAGAATTTAAAACAGGTTCTAAGAACTCAGTTTCAAATTGATTAATTTTATTTTGGAAGATTCTTGAAGCTGCATTTTGTAGTTGTTGAACTTCAAATGCTGTCTTTTCACCTGGACTTCTAAAGCCCATAGCTTCTTTAGGAGCTCCCGCCATTTCTTCCATTACGTTTAGTATAGCTGCAATTTCATTATTAACTTGAAAAGCAGCTGCATTAGGAGCCATAGCTTGAACATCACCATCTTCAGGAATATGAATTGTTTCTTCAGGACCCCATGTAAATGGTTCTACGTCTCCTACCACTTTAAGTGGTGGATGTATAGTAAGATCTAAAGCATCAGCTTTAAGATTCTCTAAGTGATCAATACGATATTGTAAGCCTACTAAGTTATCTAGTGGACCCATAGCATATAAGTTATCAGGACGTTTTCTCCAACCTACATGGAACTTACTATCTTGTCCTAATAAAGAAGGATTATCCATTCTTCGTAAAATATAACTTCTATCTAAAATAGTTATAACTTGATTTCTATAAAGTTTCTTTTCAATAGAATCATAGTAGTCACCTTCAAACTCTAAGATTTCTACGTAACCTGATTGATAGTATTCTTGTAAAGAACCAAAGCCATCTACTCTAAATGCTTCAGCTTTATTTATATCTTCTACTTTAAATTGAGATAAACTATTTCTAATTTCTAATGCTTTATCTACAGCTGCTTTATCATATTGTAACTCTGGTTTATCTTCTATATCAATCATAAGTTCACCTACAGATTTAATATATCTAGTAAACTTAGGTGAATCTTTAAATGATGGAGCAGTAGGATTAAATACAATATCAAATGGTGATATACGTTTTAATCTAGGACCATTATAAACTGTAGTAGGATTATTATCTTTACTACCTTTTTCTACTTCATTAACATATTCTACTTCTGCAAAAGCATTACCATAATCAATATAATCTGCTACTAATTGAGATATAGTTTCTTTAAAACCAGATTCTTTAGTTTTAGTTTTAAGATAAGCTTCAATAGCTTTACGTTTATTTACATACGTATCTTCTAAAGTAGCTCCCTCCCACTTCATCCAATCGTCATTAGGAAATAAAGCATCCATGTAGTTAGCATGTAAGTTATCTCTAATTTGTGTTAATTTAGGTAATGTAGTTTTATTTTTCCAAGGAAGATTAGAATTAGAAGTAGTTGTAGTATCTGTAGCAAATAAATAGTTACGTAACTCTCTCCATTCAGCTTCTTTGTTTTGTCTTTGTATCCACCATTGATTATATAAATGCGCAAGATTCCTTGCCATTGTATCTGGATTAATTGCTTTTTCAAATTGTGCTACTTTGCCTGCCATATATTTTCCTTAGTAAGATACTCCCCCAAAACGAGAGTGTGTTAATACATTAGAAGATACCATACTTACATTAGATCTTTGTCTAGGTACTATAGAAATAGCTACTGCGTTTGCTAATGCATCTTTAACATCATCATGAGGTGGATGAACTTGTGATAGTTCTTCTTCTAATACTTGACAGTTACCACCTTTATAATGCCATATTTGTTGGTTATGATACTTAGGTTCTAGTGTAGCGTTAATACGTTGACGCTTATCACCTTGATACCTAGTAGGTCTATACTCATCTATAACTAATGGAATACCATTAGGTTTAAGATAACTATCTTTTAATTCTTTTACAATTGTTTGTTGAGCTACTGTAGTTTCAGCTCGTAGTTTTCTAAAGCCCCATTTTTCCCAAGACTTTAATATATGATCATAATAATCTACAATACGATCTGTTTTAAATCTATCTATATCTAATACATAATAGTTACTTTGATGATCTACTCCTACAACTACTAGTGCGGTACTATCAGCTTGTTTACGTAGTGAAAAAGCAAAGTCAATAGCTGCAAAAATATTTAACTTACGATCTCTAATATACCAGTCACCTTCTTGGTTTTGTAATACAGCTCTATCATAATACTGATAGTTTTCTGCATTTATATTAGCTGCTTCAGAGTTATTAGGATCATTATAATACTGAGCATAGAACTGTGTAATGTCTACATACTTAGCTTTAATACG